ACTCCTGTTGTGCCCGCAGCAGTTAATCCTTGTTGTTCTAGTGCACTAAATGGTGCAACTCGCTCGGCAGGAATCGTAATTGGTTTATCTGCAACGGCACGCGCCAGATCCATTAACTCTATTTTTCGCTCTTCTATACCTGGAGCTTCTCTAATCGTAGTTTGTGTTATTCCTGTTCCTCCTTGAGGAGCAGGTGCAGGCGCAGATGAGCCACCACCAAATACACTTTTTACTATTGATCCCATTATAAATCTTTCTCCATTTGAATATGTTTAGCTTTCCATCCCCATTTTTTAGAAACTTTAGACCAACCAGGTCTAACCCAAAAGCTAAGTTTTTTGCATCCATTTAGTTTAGCAAATTTTGTTACCGTATTCACTATCTTGTCTTCCCATAAATGCCTTTTTCTACCTGTGCACACTATCGCTTCAAGCTGAGAATAATTTGGTAGAGCTGCTATACGAGTTACAAATAATGCAAATACTTGGTTTAATTCTTCCTCATCACTACCAAACACAAGAAACAATTGTGCCTCATCTTTTTTTAACAGATCTTTTATGTCTCTTGGTTCAGCAAAACCACCAGAATATTTTAAGGCTTCTGCAATCATAAAATCACATAAAGGCCAAAACTTATCTATATATTTTGGTTCTACCGATAAAACAGATATGTCAGGTTTAGTTGGCTTTGGCTTTTGCATTTCTACTTCCTTCTAATAAATCAAAAACTCTTTTGTATCGTTTTTGTTGTTCGTAGAAGTATTGTGCACCTTTTTCTCTCATATCTTTCATACTACCTGGATTAGCACCAGCTATGATACCTGCACCTAATACTCCATCTGCTCTTGTTACAAACTCTCCATCTGCTAATTGAGCTAACATTGTATCTTCGTCTTTGTTTCCTACGCCAGATCCATCTTCAACATAACCTGATGCTCTAACATAATTGTTAGAATCATTTTCGTCATGTGATGTTTTACTTGGAAGATAGTTGATACCACCTTCATTAAATTTTTTAATTTCTGCTAATCCACCCTCTTTGAGTCTTGTTTTTTCAATAGCATAAGGACCCATTCTAAAATCTCCTTGGTTATTAGGATCAGCTTCAGGTATGTATGGTTGATCAAAAACTTTCTCATCGCCTGTTACAGGATCAATATATTTGAAACCACCTCTTTGTTTTTGTAAATCTGCTACAGCTAAATTATATGTAGGAGTAAAAACATCTTGCGGTTGAGGATCAAAAGCACCTGATAGGTAAGATGCTATACCAATAGCAGTTGCTGCTTTACCTGGGCTTATTTCTAACTCCCCTGTAAAGTCACCAGCTTTTGTCATTCTTTGCCTAGTTAATAATTTTTGTAAAAAGTTTTGAGGAGCTTTTTGTCCACCAGGCCCACCACTGTTTACTAATCCACCTAAAGATTCTGTTGCTAGTCCTGTGTCTCCCAAAGCAGGATTACTACTTTGTCTTAACATTCTTAATTGATCAGCGCCTGTGTAATTATTTGCTCCTGTTGGTAAACCTAAACTCGGAAATGTTTGACCCAAAGATTGAATGGGACCTAATTGTGAAAAAGGTGTAAATGATTGTTGAGCTGCAGAAAAACCAGGAACATTTAATGCTGATCCTCCACTCAGAACTCCTTTACCACCATAATATCCAGCAGCAGCTCCAGTTATACCAGCAAGTATTCTTTGAAGTCCTGATCCACCAGCGTCTTTAGATCCTTTATAACCTTTGTATCCTCCGTAGGCTGCCAGTGCGTAGGGTAAAAATTGTAACATATATTATGTAATCCTTAAAATTAGCTAATTAGGAAATATTACCATTTTAGGAGGTCTTTGACAACTCATCCCAAAAAGATGCTCTATACTGATGCTCTCCGACATGAGTTATTTTTTCCGTAACTAATGCATGACATTTACCACCAATATCTCGCCATCTTTTGCAGAAAGCAAAGTCCTCCCCCAAATAAGTTTTTTTTACTGGGTCAAAGTCGGTATCGAAAAGATTGTAAAAAAAAGGTCTATTACTAAGTTTACCATTGATAATAGTTTTTTGAATAATCTCTTTTTCAGGGTAAGCTTTAATCATCTTTTCTATTACCTCTCTTTTTATTAACATACACCCTGTTGGTGAATGAGTAACTTCAATTACGCCATTGTTTATTGTGATATCTTTTTCGTTTGGTATTTTCATAGGGTATTGATACAAAGCTTTGTATTGTAAATCATGTTCATTTTTAATTTTACCCTGTTGTATTTTTTCCCAACCTTGTTTCCAGTTAAGACTTTTAAGAGGATATGGAACTGAAATAACATCTTTTTTTGCAGCTATCATCTTAAAAATTGACTCCGAAGAAAAATCAATATCTGCATCTATAAATAATAAATGTGTGCTATCTGTTTCCATAAAACTAGACACACAAAGATTCCTTCCTTGAGTTACCAAAGAGGACTTCATTACTTGAAAACAAACTAACACGCCATTCTTCATACATTGTTTTTGAAACTCTAAACAAGCTTGAAAGTAATGTAAGGATACATCGCTATGGCAGGGAGTGGCTACAAATATAGAAAATTTTTTTGGTTTTAAAGTATGTGTCTTAATAGGTTTATCTTTTGGTTTTTCAAACCAAATGGGTTTACTAGGGTCCATTAATCAACCCACCTATCAATTAATTTTATTTTTTCTTCTGCATTTACAATTTTTTCTAAAAGTTTATCTATCTCGTCTAAATGTTGAGGATGTTCTCCAATCCCTACTGAATTACTAAGGTATATATTTATTGTTGTAGATGCCTCTGCTATTTGTGCTTCATATCTTTTTTTAAGTGCTTTTAGCATTTTGTAACGCTCCCTGTAAAAAACCAGTCCAATGACCAGCTATAATTTTCCAATTGTAAAAATGGTTAAAAAAATTTTGTTGAAATCGTAAATGATTTCGACAGCCATCAGTATTTATTTGATCTGCAATTCCATCTATAACAGCTGCAAATTGTTTTGCAAGGTTTTCCCAGTTTTTGTCATATGGTATATAGATAGGAAACTCAGTGCATGTTTCATACAATGCTCCGTTGTCCGTTGTTGCTACATACAAACCACATGCCAAAGCTTCTAGAGCAGATATACAAAATGTTTCCTCCCATATGTTAGGGTATATAAAAGCATCATAAGTATGTAAATTATCTAAAATATATTTATTAGGTTTATACCCAATAAGATTTACATTGGGCAGCTTTTCAGCTTGCTCGTATAAATCTTTATATGTGTTATCGTTTTCTTTTTTAAAATCATCACCATAAATTTGTGTGCTACTATAAACATCTAAAACTACATTTGGGTTATTAACTAGTTGCATTGCACCTAATAATACAGACAGCCCTCTCCAAGGAGTAGGATGATATATTAATTTTATTTTATCTCTTTTAGGCTCAGGATCTCTTTTTTCAATATCAGGTATTCCGTTTTTTATAACTGTGCAGCGATGTTCAGGTAATGAAAAGGTTTTTCTAAACTGCTCATAGTTCCAATGGCTATTGAATACATAATAATCGTATTGATTTATCTTCTCTTCACTCCTAAAAAAATCTTGAAAGTGTGGTTGATCAGGTGCCATCTTTTGCCAAAGAATATTTATTTTATTTTTTGCCAAAGGCACTTTACCTGGTACTGATGTACATATTTGAAATTTGTCTAGTAAATCTTTAGAAACATACTTTTCTAAAAACTCATGTTGTAATTCTGTTCCGCCTAATGGTTTCATATCTGCTTTTTATAAAAAGTCGCAATGGTATATCTTTCACCTTGCGTTATAGTCTTTACACCATGTTTCAAAAGTTTACCAGTAAAAAAAATTGTTTTATTTTTTAAAGCTTTTACCATTGTCCCGTCCTCAAAAAAAGTTTCTCCTCCATTAAAGTTATCATTTAAATATGTAATGGACGATAAAGTTGTCTTATCTGATGCACCATCAGTGTGTAGTATCTGAGAAGATCCTGTGGGCCATTTAACGATTTGTGCCCAATCAATTACATGATCGTGTATAAAAGGTTTAAATTTTTTGTAAATAAAGTCTTCATCCTCTGTTGCTAAATTAAATACCAGCGTGTCTCTATGTTTAGAAATATCTTTTATGTTTTTATCAAACCCTTGTATAAGAGTCTGTATTACCTCATCTGTAAAGATATTATAACGAATATCTATGTAAGGATTCATTTTTGTGTTTTGCTAAATATGGGTAAGTCAGGAACTTGAACTTCTACATCTGTCGCTAAATCTTCTTGTGGATGATTAGCTAGAAACGCTTGTTTCGTTTCATATCTTTCACCTGTTTTAATACTTCTGTAAATAGTTTTAGTTTCGCATTTAACTTTTTGATAGACAGTCATTAACTTTTAATACAACAAATTAACGGCCTTGTCCACGATAGGGTTTTCGCCTAGGCACGCGTTTGGAATATTTTTTACTGTGTCTACCCGGTCTCTTTTTAGGAGTTCTTTTATGATAATTATTTACACCAAAAAGTGGTTTTTTCTTACCCATTTTCTTGTGATCTGTCTAATTGTGCATAAGATATAATGCCTTGTATCTCATTAGCGGTGCCAGCTGTCATCTTCAATATATCACCGCCTTCTAGGACTAATGTTTGTGTAATAATATTTGAAACTGTGTTAGCAGCAATCGCTTTTCTTGAAATAGAAAAGGTAGCTGAGGCTGAGGTATCTGTTACTTGCACTGATAAATTTACTGGGTTAGAGCTAGAGTTGTCTACTTGTATTTGTTTTAATATAAAAGTTGCACTTGTAGGACATGACAATACAGATGTAGTATCTGTAGTTGATAAATTTATTCCTTGATTTTTATATTGAATAGTCATTACATTAAAAAATAGTTAAAAGCATTTATGTCGTTCTTGATATCAGTCTCGAAAGAAAAGTTCAACTGTTGTTGCAAAGTTCTTAAAGCTTGTAAAATTTGTCTTTGATCTTCAGCAGAATACTTATCTTTAGGTTCTGGTAGCACAATTGTAATTCTAGCCATTATCTTCTTCCGTCTACTCTAACATCAAATCTGAAAGTTCCATATCTCCAACTTTCATTCAAGTTTTCGTTTTCTATTTGCACCGCTGCGAGTCTAGCTCTTGCACGAGTATCAATTTTCGTTGTGCTTGATGACACTGTAAATGGTCCTAGAGGACTTGATGCTTGTGTACTTCCTTGTGGGAAAGCGTTTAAAAATATTGTTACTTTTGCATTTCCCGCTATTCTTTTAAAGTCTGGCATAAACCTTTTTACACTCATTAAAAATTCACCATCACCAGGTACACCCTGTCTACCATTGAGATCAAACTCTCCTGATTTAATAAAAGATGTGATTGCAGATTCTGTGCCATCGCCATTTAATTGATTTACACCTTTTTCATGTTCGTAATAAATAGTGGCACCGTTAGATATACCACTAACAACAGGAAAGGTAGGGGTGTCAGATGAATTAAAATCTGTGGCATATGGCTGTTCATACACTGTTGAGCCAACCCAAGTTGTTCTATCTAATGTCCCTGTCGTCCAAACACCCTCTGCAAAATTATAGGTTACTACTCTGTTTATAGCATTAGAATTTGCAGTCGCGTAAAACCAGTTTATTTCCGAGTATAGCTCATTTATTCCAGCATATACTAATTGTCCTGAATTAAAGTTTATGCCTGGGTTGTTACCATTAGTTGTAAATACAAAGTCCTCTACTAAACATGGTAAAGATTTTACAGTTCCATCATAAACATAAAAACCACCTGTTCTTCCCATCCAATAAACAGCACCATTAGCAAATAAACCTGCGTGTTGCCCCAACATACCATTATTAGATCCAACCTTTAATATTGAAAAGGTGAATGGTGGGCCTACGAACTGTATTACATAAGAGGCAGTGTCAGTTAAAACAAAAATATAATCTTTACCTTTAAAAGCTCCGATTATTTGAGTCCCATCATCAAGTCTAAAAGTTCC